GTTCTGAACTCATCCTTACCAGTACTCATTCTCATTATATTTAGCTGAGGGTGAGTTGTATTGACCCTGCATAATCCATCTACTAAATCTTCAGGTTTTTCTGCATTTTCAACTACATGTTGTGCTTGTAAGAATCTTGCTTCACTGCTGATTCTATCTAATGTCTGTTGCTTGTCACCTTCTACACGCTGAAAACTAGCCCATGGTAACCATATACCGTGATTAGTTCTGACAACTGTTTCAGTGTTAGGTATCTTTTTAACTTTATATTTGTATTGTTTTGTTCCATCTTGGTCGCTTGCTTCTACTAAGAACATGTTCTCTTTGTCAAAGACCATTGTGCAACCAACTAATTTTTTCTTAATTACTGAATGTATTGCATTTAATGCATTGTCATGTAATAACGCATTAGCAATAATATTACCATCAGGGCTAGATTTTGCGTTGCCCGACTCAACATCAGGTTCGTCTTCTAGTACATCTAAACTTGTGTTTAGTATACTTACACCGTGACTATTAATGCCTTCTTTATATCCAGTAACCAAATCATGCATCATCATTCTTCCGATGCCATGGTCGTCAGATTCAATAAAATCTAAGGTAGGAATATATTTGCGGTCACGATTCTTAGCCCCCGCCCAGCCAATACCATCAAAGTATTTTGCTACAATGATACACATTACTTTGCGTATCCCTTGAAGCCTTTGACGGGGCTGGTAATGTTTGTACCATCTGATTCGGCACTACCTTTACCAATATGGTCTTTAGGTTTCATGCCTAATTTTTTCATAATTAGTTTTAATTTTTCTCTGTCATAATCAGTATATGCAGAGAATAAAGGTAGATTTCCAAAGAAGCCAATAGTATCAACGTTTTCTAATTCATCAAGATCCATACCTGCTAAACTAGCCACACGATAGAAATCGTAGTAACGGCCCCAATACACATCAGAGTTACCACCGGGACCAACTAAGCCAGGATGTGCTCTTTCGAAATCATGTGAGGGGCCTGATCTTGTGCCACCACGACTGCCTTCAGTTATAAACTCTTTTGCTCTCATTTGGGATATCCTTGAAATCCCTTTAAAGGACTAGTTATTAAAGTATCAACAGGTTCTTGGCTGTGCGGTGTAGTGACTAATTTAGCATCACTGGGCACTAAACCCATTTCTCTAAGTGCATCGTCTAGATACTCTTGTGTTGGTTCTCTTCCTGCATATGCTACAACAACTTGATTTTCGCCCCATGGAGTTTCTTTTGCAAACTCCGGTACATTATCTTTTTGTCGTTGTGCTTTACCTTTTGCTCCGGCAAATGCAACACCAAAACGATATTGCATGTAAAAATCGCTGTTTTTTAATTTATCAATAACCCATGCGGCAGGAAGAGTACGCTCTACTGCTGGTTGAATAGAACCAACATCTTCAGTGATAAACTCTCTTGCTCTCATTATACCGCCTGTTCTGTTGTGATAACTAAATTTGCTTCAGTAGCTAAAGCAGTATTAGCAAAACCCTCAATACCAATCGGAGTACCTAGTGTAAAGTTAGCCACTTGAACTTGAGCAGAAATTAAATGATTTAATGTTGCGTCTGGAATAGGGGTAACTAGAACTTGAAGATTACCAGAAATTGGTTCTATGTTAATGTCATACCCTGATACTACAGCGTCATTGATAACTATTGTATTTCGTCCAGTCCAACCTACGTCTGTTCCGTCATTGTATATACTTGCAACCAATACAATATTCTGACTATCTACTGTTTCAGGATTTGCCGAGTTTATCTGAAAGGTCCCTTGCGTAAACAAGTTAGCAGGAATCTCAAAAATTACTTGATCTGGGGTATTATCAAATGTTGTGCTTTGATACGTTTCAAACCCAGCTGTAAAAAGTTGTGTAAAATTATTATTGATTTTTTGAAATGCAACACGTAACGGATCACCTTCTCCGTCGTTTGCTACTGTACCAATATTAATAATTTCTTGTGACATATATGATTTCCTGACTATTGTATATTTATCTGGAAAATTACTTTACTATACCTTCAAAAATGTTCTTCTGGACATTGTACCACTCAATCCAGGCGTCATTTTTGACTGCACACGTATAGTATGTCGTATAGTTGTTGTTTATAGTTTTAGCCACATCGCTCAATTGAGGATCGTCTTTTAATTTCTCTAAATTAGGACATTTCTCTAATAATCTTTCAGGGACGGGTGGAAACTTAGCTACGACAGGAACAGTAGTTGAGCACCCAGCACACATAGCTAATATGAACAACAACATTATTGTCATTACTATTAACGTGCTTCTATGATGTTGTTCTTTATCTTCAATCATTTTACTGGCTCCGCCGCTTTATTATGGGCTATAATAAATTCTTTAGGGATTTCACATATTCCGCCAGGTGCAAATTTAGTGTCATACTTGACTATTTCACGGTCTACATATTGTATAACATCTTGTCCTCTGCGAGTTATGTACTCTGTCTTTTTAACCACTTTTTCTACAATTTTTACATTTTCTTTGGATGCCATAGCTTCAGCTTGGGCTACTTTGGCTTCCATTTCTTTGACTCTGAGTTCCCACTCTTTGTTGTCTGCTAGGCCACCCTCTAAGTAAAGTGCTAAGGATAGAACAATAAGACTGATTACTCTTATTGGAATAATGTATTGTTTAATTACAGGAACCATGCCTAGAACAAATCCGGCTATTGTTCCCAATACCCCTGCTATTAACAGTAAATGAAACGCCCATTCGGGTAAAAATGATAGTATCCACATGATACTATTATTTATCAAGGAAATAAACTTTAATCTTTGAAAAATTCGTCTACTTTATCCGCTATATAGTCAACTTCTAGATCCGTTAATTCAGGATACATGGGTAAACTTAATACCCCTCGACTTAGCATGACACTGGTACTCAATAAGTCTGGTTTTTGTAGATTTTTTGCTGTAGGTAAATCACCTAGTACATACTCATAATGCACTTTGCTGTTGATGCCATTGACCATGAGATGCGTGTGTAATGAGTTTCTTTCTGATAGATATACTACGAATTTTTGATGTGCATGGGGAATCTTAGTATCTGACAAACATCTTAACGGCAAATCTTTAAATCTATCGCACCAGAATTCTGCTATCTCTTTTCTGCGAGTTTGCCATTCATTAATGTATTTTGCTCTGACTAAAATTTGAGCACAGTCTTGTTCACTCATTTTTGAGTTAGTGCCTTCTTCCTCAAAGTAAGGCTTGAAGTTGTCTCTATATCTACAAGCATACAGATATAAATGTTCGTTGTTCGTTACAATTGCACCACCATTACCAGACGCAGGTAAATTCTTAGTAGGATCAAAACTGATAGCCATACCTGAACCAACTTCCCCTTGACATTCAAGCCAATGTTGTGCACCATCTACAATTGTACTGGATGATGTACCACCTATTCTAGCCTGTTCCCATGGTTGCATACCATACAACCCTACCAAACAATTGTAAACACCCGGGGTGCTATCAAACTTCAATATACCATACTTGTCTGTATCGCCTAATACAACTCTATATCCTGTTTTTAAGAACGCATTAAGCGTTGCAGGATATGTAAGATTGGGAATTAATACAACGGGAGGACTTGTGTGTATTTTGTCACTTTCAATTTTTTTGAACTTGGCAATAATTTCTAGTGCTTGTGTGCCTGAATGAACCGTGACAGCATACTTTGCCTTGCAACGATGTTTTAACCATTCTTCAAATGAACGTGTGAAATGTCCACCGACTAATTGACCATCTTTTAATGCGTCAACAGTGGCTTGTAACAGTTCATCTTTAAGATTTTTAAACTGTCTTTTGAGACCAAAATGGGGAATGTGTAAGCCACTCATAGTATTTCTGAAATCCTTCTTCTACATCTACTTTAGGATCGAAACCAAAGTCTCTACGTGCGGCATCAATGTTCAATGCACCACGACTTGGGAAGTCTAAATCTCTGTCTCGTACTTCAACAGTTCCTTTGCCTACAATACTTACTGCTAAGTTTGCGGCATCTAACAAACTGCGACTATGTGACTTAGTTATGTTGTAGGTTTTGTTTTCTGTGTTGTCTGATAGTGCGCTGGCAACGATTCCATTTGCGGCATCTTCAACGAATGTGAAGTCGAGGGTTTCTCCCGCACCATTGACTTTAAGGGTTCCTCCTCGCATTGCTGTGAGTAAGAACTTGCTGATGACACGGTCTTCAACGTCAAGTGGACCATATACAGCAGAGGGGCGTATAATAGTGTGACATAAATTGTCACGGCGAGTATAATCTTTGACAAGCCATTCTCCTGCTAATTTCATAATACCATATTGACCTTGTGGATTACAGATAGCATCTTCTGTAACTTGGTCTTTAAAATCTCCGTATACCATTGAACTACTGATATAAATGAATTTGCGTACATCGTAGTTTTTACTTGCTTCTAACAAGTTCAGTAAACCTTCACTCATTACGCGGCTACCAAATGCAGGGTTTGCATTGACAACTTTTTGTCTAGGAAAACTAGCCATATGAATCACAATCTCAGGTTGTTCTACATTGAAAATGTGATTTACTTTTTTTGCATCAGTTATATCATCATTATAGATGTAAACGCCTTGACGATAAATCTTCTTTAGTCTTTCCCCCATGAGATAATCTATCTCGTCTTGTGGGATGATTCCATAGTTTGTTTTGTTATCAACAACTGAAACTAGATGTCCTAGTTTTTCTAACTTGTCAACTACATGGTGACCTATTAATCCTAATCCGCCTGTTACTAAAATATTCATTCGAATTTCAACCTATAATATGTTAATTGTTTGGGTGTTAAGTATGCTTTTATTTGATATATATGACCATAAGTTACATAGTCAATAGTTCTATGCCAACTTGGTGTTGGTGCAGAATTTTTCATAATCCATTGACCTGCTTCAGTTTGTTGCCAATCCCAAATAGGTGCGGCAATCATTAAGTCTGGATCTTCTACATCACCCATTCTTATAGTGTGTACTACTACAGAAATAGACTTAGAATCTAATTCAGACGGCCATTGTAGCTTTGAGTTGTCCATGTGATTGATAATTCTCTAAATGTATATCTTCCATTGTCATGTCAAAAATGTTAGTCTTGTGATGATTCAAATACAATGTTGGCAACGGGTATTCTGTTCTTGTAAGTTGCTCTTTAACCTGCTCAACATGATTTTCATAGATATGAGTATCACCTGTACTGATAATCAACTCGCCTACTTTGTATCCTAAGTGATGTGCCAATAGATGCGTAAGCAATGCATAACTAGCAATATTGAAAGGTAAGCCCAGAAACACATCAACACTACGCTGATACATATGGCAACTGAGTTCTTTATTTTTGTTGACATAGAATTGTGACATAACATGACACGGTGGCAAAGCCATTTGGTCTAATTCACCTGCGTTCCACGCATTGATGATGTGTCTACGACCGTTAGGATCATCTTTCAAGCCTTGGATCAGGTTCTTGAGTTGATCCGTTTCCTTAATGTGGAAGAAGCCTTTCCGGTTGTAAATACTACCGAAGTCGTCCTTAAACGTTTCTTGTTTATGTTGTATCGGTGTTTTCCAGTGACGCCATTGTACACCATAGACACGACCCAAGTCCCCTTCAT